CAGGTGCAGCAAGCTAGAGCCAAGAAGTCTGGCACTGGTTTGGGCGATCAGTTTGGTGTTGATACTGTAGCTAAAGAAATGATTGACGCTAGGCTGGCTGCCGAACAGCTACAAGAAGTAGCTACTATGGTTGATATGCGCTTTGGTCATGGCACTTGGGCTGGCATCATAGCTGAAAGAGCTAAGCGTATTCAAGAAGCTAAAGAACAAGCAGCGGCAGCTAGGCGTAAGAAGATACAAGAATCTCAAGAGTTTGAGGAAATGATGAAACAGGTTGTTCTTGTTGGAACTATCATTGTTATAGCTGTGGGTTTATTTATTTTCTTAATGGTTAGTGTAGCAAAGGCGATTGTTATATGATTACTGTCGAGCAATTTCTAAAATGGAAGGTACTGCCGCGCTTTATGATGCTTGCGTCCACACTGATGAGTTGGCGATGTGCAGAATGGTTCATGGCATTGGAAGCCCCAACCGCTGCTCAATCCGCGTTTGTAAGTGTGGTTATGGGTGTGCTTACAGCGGTGTTTGGCATCTGGATGGGGCATGAACATAGAGATGATAAGTGATGTGGCAAGCCTTGGTAACAGCTTGCTTCATAGCAAATATGCAACAGTGTGTAGTTTTGGAAGGGCAGCAGTGGTTTGAGACTGAGGCTAGATGTAAAGCCAGAGCGTTAGAGATGGCTGGTGATATTAATCGTTATATGAAATCACATAAGCCAGTGAGATATGAGTGTCGAAAACTAGCGGGTGGGATGTTAACAAGATGATGTGGGGTATGCACAGTCACACAACTAAGGCACAGGCTTTAGCAAATAGGAGAAGGCAAAATGTTGCAAGCGTTGATAGGGCCAGTGACAGGATTACTGGACAAGTTCATAGAGGACAAGGATCAGAAGAACAAGTTAGCCCACGATCTAGCGACAATGGCAGACAACCATGCACAGGAATTAGCGAAAGGCCAGTTAGCGATAAATGCTGAAGAGGCCAAGTCAAAAAACCTGTTTGTGTCGGGCTGGCGGCCTAGCGTTGGCTGGTGCTGTAGCCTAGCTTTGTTTGCTCACTTTTTAGTGTTCCCAACTATGGATGTAGTGACAGCCTACATGGGGATAGAAGCTGTGCCTTACCCTGCTTTTGACATGGATAGCCTTATGACTGTATTATTAGGTTTATTGGGTTTAGGTGGGATGCGTAGTTTTGAAAAAGCAAAAGGATTAACGAAATGAAAAAAGGTTTATATGCCAACATCCATGCCAAGCGTAAGCGTATCGCTGCTGGCTCTAAAGAGAAGATGAGGAAGCCTGGAAGCAAGGGTGCGCCTACATCAAAGAACTTTAAGCAATCAGCAAAGACAGCTAAAAAGCGGAAGAAGTAATGGACATTGAGAAGCTAAGAGAAGAGTTAGAACTAGACGAGGGGTGCAAGTATGTCACCTATAAGTGTAGTGAAGATAGGCTTACTCTTGGGATTGGTCACTTGGTGTTACCAGATGACCCAGAATATAACCAACCAATCGGATCGCCTGTCTCAACAGATAGAGTTGCAGAGTGCTTTGATAAAGACGTTGGAACAGTCATTGCTGAATCTAAAAAACTGTACCCACAGTTCGACAGCTTGCCAGAAGAAGTAAAATTAATTATATGCAATATGCTTTTCAACTTGGGCTTACCTACTCTGAGTAAATTTAAAGACATGAAAGCTGCTATTGATGAGCAATCTTGGTCATTAGCGGCAGATGCTATGCTTGATAGCCGTTGGGCAAGGCAAGTCCCTAATCGCGCTAGAAGGCTCGTAGACAGGATGAGGGCGTTGAGTGATGGCTAAGACCCCTGCGTGGCAAAGGAAGGCTGGCAAGAGCAAATCTGGCGGTTTAAACGCTAAAGGAAGAGCGTCAGCTAAACGTCAGGGCATGAACCTCAAACCACCTGTGTCTAGGAGCCAAGCAAAGAAGTCACCCAAGGCCGCTGCTAGGCGTAAAAGTTTTTGTGCTAGAATGAAGGGCATGAAGAAGAAGTTGACGAGCAAGAAAACAGCGCGTAACCCTAATAGTCGTATCAACAAATCATTAAGGAAGTGGAACTGTTAAATGCCGATGGGAAAAGGAACTTATGGATCAAAGGTAGGCCGTCCAGCAAAGAAGATGACAGCTAAACAAAAGACATTGCCAGCATCTTTGAAAAAGAAAATTATGAAATCTAAGAAAAAATAAGGGGGCATAACCCCCCTATTCTACTCTCCATACATAAAAACCATAGCCAGCTAGGTCTGGCCTTCTGATCTTTTGTGATCTGTATTTCATATTTAATGAATACAATGTACGCCTAATCCCTTCATACTCAGTATGATCTTTGCAAAAAATCCTATCCCCTATTTCCAAAGATTGCAGAATTTCTTTCCTAGTAAGCTTCTTGGAAGGGGGCGGCATCCCTTTCTCTATTACTATTTCTGAACACCTTTTCAAAACAACTCTCCTTTGAACTGTAGCATAGTAACTGCCCAGCCCCATTGATAACCCATTGACCGCCATGTAACGCCATTTCTCTCTGGCAATAATCGCAATTCACTTTACGGTTATCAACGTGCTTGACTTTTTTCTTAGAACGGTACGTCACTATCGTCTAATTCTTTAGGGTGATACTGGCCTTGGATTGTATTAGCCACTTGCTTGAACCCGCCTTGCGATACGTTGTCGGCTGGATTATCACCGCCTTCATACTCGACAACCCTGCTAATGCTAACTCCGATTGAGCCATCATCATTGGTAAACCCTTTGACACTGTAGGTTTGATCCCCGCGAAACGTAACATCAGCATTTGCACCATCAACGTAAGGTGTCCACTTGTTATTGCTGTACGGTGCTTTGCCTTCATCATTCTTGAACAAACGAATTGAACAGACTTTTTCATATCTTCTCATAATTTACCCCTGTGGTTTAAGTTTAGTGTTCATTCGCACAAGTATATCTCTTGCAATGCTATACTTATGCGGATCAGCAGCTTGCATAGCTGCCATTCTATCTTTGAAGTGACCGCCATTCATAAAGTCTTTTAAATCTTTATGTGTTTTGGTGTTCTTCATTTTAACATCAATCTCACGCAGCAACGCTTCCCATTCGTCAGGCTCATCAGATTTCTCTTCTGTTGCTGGTGGTGGCGTGGGTGCTGGCGTAGGTGTGGTCTGTAACGCCTCAGATTTGCGCGTGACAGCATCCATCTCATTAGATGAGGCATACTCGCCACCAGCTAGACCAAGGCTACTCAGTGCGCGTCCTATGGCTGATGTTTCTGCGTTCTCCAAAGCTGACGTTTTATTAACGTGACCATCACCCCTGATTTCTTCAGCCATACCAGAGCCTATCTGGTTGCCATTATTGTTGCTTATGGTGGCTTTGATGACAACTCTATGCCCATCATCAACCATTATCTGTGTATCCACACCATAATCCAAGCCAAGGAAACGCCTAAACGCTTCCATTCGATGCACAACTTGGGTGTATTTTTTACCACCACGTTGCGTAACGCCATGTGATTTGTTCAATTCATTAACAAAATCCATAACATTATTTAATGGGTTTTCAGCCATTAGTGTGTATTCCTTTCTATGCCTAGCTTGTCTGCAATTAAATGTGTGAACACAGACAAGGCAGTTTCCATTGACGCAACCCTGTCGTTTAGTTGCTCAACGTGCTTCTGAAGATTGTCAACGTGCTGCCATGCTTCATTGTGTTCTGTTTGCAAGATAGCCATCTGGCTATGCAAATCATCAATGTGTTCTTCATTTGTCATGACCTTAATCCCAAAACCATTTTTGTGATTCGGCATCCCAATCACGATTGTATAAATTACGATGAAGAATAATCATGCGTTGCATTTTTGTAATAGCTTCATCAGCATTTTCTTCTGGTGAGCCATCAGTGTCTTTGTTAAATCCAAACCTTAGTTCTTGAGCAATTTCTTTCTGGCATACTAAAATAAAATCTTCTTCCTTCGGGATTTGAGAAAAAAGATTGTCTGTAGCCCAATCATAGGGCTTGTCATTAATATCGGTTGCATCCTCAGCCCAACCGTAATCGGTTGGGTCAAAGCCACATGATCCACAATCAAGAACAGGACTTGAATATTCCCAATCTTTGACACCCCAGAAAAAAGATATATCTAATTTTTTACCTTCAAGATCGTTGTCTTTAGTGACCTTTCTTTCAAAGGTGAGAATATCGCACTCTGGCTCATCTTTGTTTCGCTTTTCAAGCTGCGCACCGTAAGCTTCTAAGACAGGGCGGCAAAGACTTTCTGCTTCCTCATCATCAAACGTAGCGACAGTTTGGGTTTCTGTGTGCATATTTTCATCAAAAGCGTCCATATCAACATGGCCTGTGCCTGTGAACTCTATTTCACCCTGATAGAATAATTCTTTTATATATTCTACTTTCATCTTATTCTCCATTGCTAGTGTTTGGTGTGTAGAATTGTGAAGACCACATAACAAGCTGGCCTCTGCCTGACTTGCCCTTGCGTTTGCGGTCATCAACTTTGACAAAGCCTTTCTCTTTTAACTGCTTGTATCTGGCAGTCACAGTGCTGTAGCCGTAGTGTGGCAGGGCAGCTAACACTTGATCGCTAATGCAACCATCACTGCCAAAATCCTCTATCTTTTCCAGCACAATCTGTTCCATGTGGCTTGCTGTAATACTTTCAGCAGCGTCATGGCTTGTTGCTGGATCGTGGCTTCTTGCCAATTTAAATGATGGCGTTGGTGGGAATGGCACAGTCTTCAATCCCATATTCTCAAACAAGTCTTTCATTATATGCTCCATGCCTGTTTTGCTAGTGTTACGATTGATGGCCCATGCCGCCTTGCAATCTCTGTCATGTCCGGCTGGACAAGACCAAAGAGTGTGCGCCATGAACCGTTAGCGGCCTTCAATAAGTTCTGAGTAATAACCCAGCTTTGAACGGCCTCATTGTATGCGCGGTTCAGACTTTCTTTTGACAACGCATCACAATTTTCTGGTGTTGCTATATGAAATCCAGCCCCAGTGACAAACAGCAATGCTGGTGTCTCTCCTGTTGCTTTTTCATAAACTGATTGTTG